CTACAGTGTCTTCAATTCGGAATACCCAAAAACGCTTAGGTACTTTCTTGAACTTTTTCTCACCAGTCTTCTTGTCAATTTGCTTGACTTTGACGATGCGCTTAAGTTCGATACCGGTGCCAGCAGCAGGTACTCGACCAATTGATTTGGCTTGCATAAATGTAAGGAAACCAGCTGAGTCGATATCAGACAGGATATTGGCGTTGTTGCCAGTGTATGCGTTACCAGTTACATAATTAATCATAAGCTTTTCTCCATTTGATGAGTCTATTCTATCAAGTGGTGATGGCAATGTACACTTCTAAGTTATTGATTTCAAAGGGCTTTTTTGAGACTTGCAAGTTATTGATTTCTAAAGACTTTTTCAAGAACTTTTTTCACTTTTTTTAGACTATTTTCGTCTAAGTATATAACTTTTTCGTATATGGATGGTGCCTCGAGCCGGAGTCGAACCGGCACAGCATTTCTGCCGAGGGATTTTAAGTCCCTTGTGTCTACCAATTTCACCACCGAGGCAAGTTGGTGGAGAGGGGTGGATTCGAACCACCGAAGCTTGCGCGTCAGATTTACAGTCTGATGGGTTTAACCACTCCCCAACCTCTCCAATTATCTTGCCATCTTAGAAATCTCTTCGGCATGCTTTTGATCAATAACAGGTACTGCATTCGATTTGTGCATAGTTGCAATACCTTTGATCAAAGTGCCAGTGTATTTCTGAGGCTCTCTCCGTGATGCCTGTCCCATCGTAGAGAAGTCCGATACAGACTTATAGACTACACCATCGTCGCGACGTGGTGTGGGTGTGGGAGCGACATAAGGCTTAAATTCTGGTTGATACTTTTTATAGACTTCGCCGGTCGGCTTAGCTTTCTTACGTCGACGTCCAGACATATCGTACGCAAGTGAATTCGTAAACATCATACCCATAGCATTTCTCCATTTGACTGTGCCATTCTACAGCATATTGGAGTGTTTGTACATGCTTTTGTGAAATATTTACAGTTTTGTTGCCTCGAATCTCATATCTCGCTGAGGCCGATGCCATTGAGCAGGCATACACATTACATCTTTAAAATTATTTCTGAGAAGAAGATCGGCCATTGTATCAGGAGTGTATCCCCACATATGACGATCGATCGTCAACATATTTTCAGTTTGCTCACCGAAAATTCCTTGTATTGTAAATGTTTCCCAAAGCTTTGGTTCATTTTCTCGAAACTCGCGGTTTAAAATATGATGCGCAATTTTTTCTAAATCAGGACATTCTATAATTAACTTTCCGCCGGGCTTTAATACCCTAAACCAATCTTGTATAATATTATCGATCTTTAATTTATCGATATGTTCGATCAAATGAATTGCAATTATTTCATCTGCATAATCGTTTTCGAAAGGTAATTCTTGAGTAAAATCGGTAATAATATCCGGATTGACATCTGGGTTTGCATCAACATTAATATAGTCATCCCAATATTTTTTACCACAACCAAGATTAATTTTAATCGGGTTCATATGGTCTTTCGAGCGGGTTACCAGATTCATATTTTAAATCTTCTCCAAATCGGCCACGATCCTCGTTGCCATCAGCATTGAGTTCAGTTAATTCTTTTTGTTTTTTCTTAAAACATCGATCCCAATTATCTGAAAATACCTGACGCTCAACACTTAATGGTCGTGCTTTACTACCCTTACCTGCCATTGTCATATTCCTTAAAATCGTTTGTATTTAATCTAGCAGAATGAGCTATACTTGGTTCGCCATGTGGCCAAATGTTAATAGCAATAGAATTTCTAACATCATTTGGATTATCACTCTTCACAATGGCATGTTCCATTTTAGCTGGCATTATTAATAGATCACCGGCCTCCGGTCGAAAGAAAAATTCATCACTATTAAATTCATTATCTTCTCTAGGTTGATATAAAAACGGATACCACATTTTTGGGGCTCCGCCACCTATAGGTGTTAACATTAAACCATTATCAGTATCATCTAAATACAAAACAGCTGTAAGTAATGACCATGAATGATTGTGTTTTTTAAACACTCTCATTTCGTTTTCACCTCTACTATGTATAAACCATGAATCAGAAATTACTAGCTGAGTACCACCAATTTCGAATCCCCATACCTGTGTTAAATAATGGTTTGCACATTCTAATACCGCATCTCTAATTGAATGAAACTTTGAATTTAGTTGCAATAGATTTTCAGTAAGAAAATTGATTTTAAAATTTTCGTCTGTTTCAGGATCATATTTGATACTATCGATAATGGAATTTTCTTGAACAAAATTTTGATCAGTGTATGTGTCTAATAGACTTTTTTCTTTTTCGTTGAATTCTATTTTATATCTTACAACAGGTGTTGCAAATAAAGGTATAGTATTATATTGATCACCAATTTCTGCCATATCACCATCCAGTATAAAATCTGTGTTTACCTACCACAGCAACTAATCTCATATTATCATTCCAGTGTGGATCAACCGTTTCATTATGATAGAACAACGATCCATTTGTCATATCAGGAATAATTCCTATAATACTTATACGTGCTATCTGAATAGCTTTTTCGTATGCCGGCCAATCATCTATCTCATCTGGCAATCCATCACAATACCATGAGAATTGACATCGATGACGAGACGGTATAAGCTTATTTGGATCTTTCCAACTCGGTCTCATTCTTGCCTGATAGACTACACCACATATGCTATCAGGAAATTTATTGCTTTCTACACGATTAAGAGTAACATGAGCCACAGCAAATTGCCCTCTTGGCTCTTCCCCTCTTGCTTCAAAATATATGTTCTTTGCCAAACATTCCAATTCAGAATCGAGATCAGCACATGCTGACCAAGAACATAAACAAAGTAATACCGCAAGTGCTCGCCTAATCATAAGCGTCTCCCTGTTTCCTACCTCTCATAATAAAAGGTGCCACACTTGGATAACAAGGCAGTGGCCGCCCCGAGGATTATGCAGCTAGTGCGTAGTCCTGATAGTAATCGTCGTTTGCGATTATTTTAGTTGACCCTGTTTAACGTCAGCATCATTGACGATTCTCCACTTGCTTTCAGTCGCCCGTCGAATCCATTACGCCCCCATCATAAGCACACCGTATGGGATTCTCACCCATGTACCCGCGCAGCGGGATCTTAGTCTCATCGTCGCCTTTGCCACTTCTAGATCAACGATGTGCTTATGGTGGAGGCGGGCGGAGTCGAACCGCCGTCCGCACAAACCTATTACAAGCTTCAGCGAATTAAGTATTTATGATCAAATCATAAATTTGTTTCCAGTTCTGAACTCTCGCTCTGATTAACATAGCTTGAGTAGAACTTAAATCTGCGTTGTGAGTATGTGCCATTAGAATTGAATTCAATCCAGCCTTTGCTCCAACTACAGCATTTTCTACTTTATCTTCGACCCACCAACATTCGGTGTTTTTATATACTGCAAGTGCTTCGTCTTTGTCAGCGCCACAGTCAAGATAAGTGTATTTTTCGAAAGCAGTAGGACCAAATAGCTCGATTAGATTTTTTGTTCTAAGATGTTGAGCGTACTGATCATTACTTAAAGAAGTGATGGCATGAAATACATAACCATGTTCTTCGTGTAACTTTCGAACATATTTAATAGCATCGCGTAGAGGAGGTACTTTACGAATGGAAGCAGATTCATTGAACATTCGAACTAGTTTCTTAGAGAAAGGTCGTTCAAGATTAAATCTCTTACCTACATTGTATTGTGTCTCGTCAACCGGATCATATCCGTGGCGATGCATCCATTGAGTAAAAGCATACTCCCAATCAAGGAGTACACCGTCGCAGTCTGTCAATATTACTTTTTCTTTGATCATGTAAACATTCTACTACAGAATGCGACGTTTGTACATGTTTTTTTTAGGGGCGGCCGCCCAGGCGGAGTGCAGCGATTTCTTCTGAAATCTGTTTTTTGGTCATGCCGTTACCAAGCGTAGGAGGAACATAATTACCACCGCTTGCAATAATTTCAGCTGACCAAATTTGAATAAGCTCTGCTTTGGTTTTACGCATTAGATCTTCAACTGTAGCATTAAATAGATCTTCTGAAACGCCTGGCAAAATGACCGTTTTCTTTGGTTCTTTACGCTTTTGTAGCCAAAAATAAAGTGCTACTCCAGCGGCGCCAAACAATACGATTGCAATTACAGTATCCATCTCATTTACCTCTTTTTAGTACGGTTTTAGTTCCACTATTTTCATCTATCAAAGGTTCATTCATATCATACCACTCATGTGGATTAACGAATGCACAAAATCTAGATTGAAAAACTTTTAGATCTATGTGCCTAGATCTATAATAATCATATAAACTCAGTCCTTGAATTTCACTACAATTCATGTCTTCAATCCAAGGGCCACCTCTTGTCCAGTGTAAACCTCGAGCATGATGTATACTATTTATATCATCGTATCCTTCTGTCCATGCCCACATTTTTGGTATAGATCCAATCTTATCTGTCCATTCGAACTGATGCAAATATTTTCCAGATTCTGTATTTACAATTTCTGGTGTTAATTTTTTACAATCAGGATGTTCATTATTGAATACCATTAAACTTGACCACAGTTTTTTAGGATACCAAACGTCTTTTTCATTATTAAATTTAGTATTATATTTTTCTTCAAAATTATGTTGAACACATGATACAGCTTGATCGTGATTAATAAAATAAAATAAATTTCGAATATCTTTGGTAAAAATATAATCATCATCAACAAAAATACTCATACCTTCATAATTCGAAAGATAAGGTACTAGAAATCGTGAATATGCAAACTCTGTACTTTGATTTTTATATTCTCTGGTATATTCTGGTATCTTTGATATATCGAGTAATTCTACTTCTACGGTTTTTGACATTTGAGAGCCCATAGCATAGTAGATACTATTAACACATGTAGCAGCAGCATCAGTATGTTTACCATCATACCCAACAAATATTTTCCATTTTTTATTAAACACTTTTTTTGTATGATCTTCGAAATATTTTTCGATTGATTCCATCATCAATCCATTTCTTGATTGTCCTGCAATGTTTAAAATTTGTGGTGTTAAATGGTTATCCGGATTTGGAAGTATTGCTATTTCAAAATACGTATCATCGTCATTATATAGATTTAATAGATCTTCTAGACCTACCTTTTTATATTCAGGTAAAAAATTAAAATGATCGAATACAATAATATCAGGATTTAAATCCATTATTTGTAATGCATGAAATCTAAATGAACCCGGATGAGAAACTTTTTTAATATTAATTTCCTGCGTGTCTGCATTATATTCGGGAGATAAGATTACAGTGATAGGTTCTTTTAAACCATGATTTTTAATATCATTAATTAGCCATGACATTTTTGTAAATTGTCTGACATCATAGGAACGTGTTCCGGGTTCACAGTTTTCTAGATAGTGTTGATTCGGATCTTCAACATCATCATTTTTAGATAGCATCTCACTAATTATTCTTCCGTAGTGTACTTCAGATTGTGCTCGTTCAACAGGTTTGAGAATTTTTAAAACTTCTTGATATGGTACAATTTTTATATTAAATTGATTGTAAAAATTAACAAGATGTTCATCTGCTAGCAACTGTTCTTTGGTACCAGTTTTTAATATATGATATACTGCATCTAACGGCGTTACTTGATGTAGCATTACGGAAGTACAATGCCAGAAGTTTGTTGTTGCCAAGCCTTGACAATATTTTCATCAGTTTCTACAACACAACTAATCATGGCTTTGTTCAGTGTAGCTTCAGAAGGTTCGCGCTTACCGGTCATGCATACACCCGGGACAAAGCCAACACCTTGCTCAGATTGACCAAATAGTCGTGGATTTTCTACTACGTAGGAAGTGTCGTTCTCTTCTTTTAATCTACCAATAATCTCACCAGTGATGGTGCAGAAAGTCATTATATCAGACATCAATAATCTCCGCGTCTTGTTTCAAAATATAATTTTTAAAGCGATAGCCATTAAACTCCTCAGACGGGGCCTGAAGAGTTAAATATTCAATATCGAATTCTTTGAGAAGAGGAAATGTCTCTCCTATATTAGAAGAGTACCATCTGCTTGTGTCCGAGCAGTTTGTAATCAGTAGCTGTGCCATCAATCAAATCTCTCATTTCTTCGTCATTCTCAATAAATTGAGCAAACAGTCCATGTTCACGACCGTGTGCTTCAATTTCCCATGGCATATCATGATAATTAATCAAATCATGCCGAATTTTTCTTTCGTGCCAACGAGTAACTTTAAAGTTTCTCTCGTAAGTTTTCATTTCACCCTTACCCCATTGTTTGACATGTGTCAATTCATGAGCAAGAGTTTTGATAAACATTTCTGGATCAAGTGTATTATCTATTCGAATTGTATATTCCTTTGGTCGAACACCTACACTATCGTACATACAATCTGCATACATTTCGTATTTTTCTAAAAGATCATTACTACCTTTTATTTTAATAGAAAAAGTATAATATGATCTTGGAAAGAATTTTTTCATTGTCCACCGGATAAATCTCTTAGCCAGTTTTTGCTGCAATTTATCCAATCCAGTTGTACGTATCGTAGCCATATGTTCTCCTCATCAAGATCTATTCTACTACAGATCCCATGAAATGTACATGCCTTACTTTTTCTTATTACCTATATTATATTTGGCCACCAATTCCCAGTCATTTTTATCTTTATGAGCAATAATCTTAATCTGGTTCAGAGGTGCTTGTAATTCTTCAATTTGTTTTTGTTCTACAACTCTAATAAGATTCCAGTCAGCAAGAAGCTTCGTAATAGTATTACGACGACTCTCGTCTTGTTCAGAAAAATTAGTAGGCTTGCCATCAAGGGCAAAGAGTTCTTTGAAATGTACGATGTAGTATTTGCCACGTTTATGAAGAATATGGCATGATTGATATAGCTTTCTTTCTTTTGGCGAAGCAATTCCAATACGAGTGAGTGTCTCTCTTACTTTTAAAAAGTCATCGTCTGACACCAACTCTACCTCTACAAGTGAGTCGATATTCATGTACTATCCACCTTTTTCTATTCGGCTCTTTATTGTTTTTATCTGGTCTTGAGAGAGGATTGTGAGTGCTTGAGAAGCTCGTTCATTGCTATATCCATAATATTCCATAACCGCTTCGATATCACTATCGTCTTCTTTCTTGTACCACTTAGAAAATCTTTTTCGTTTTCTAACAATATTTATAAGAAACTCGTATTGAAGCTTTTTATCGAGCTCATGATGAATATTCATCTCGTTAGCGAGTGCTATTGTATCTTGAAAATATGACAAACCACGATTGACCATGAATGGCAAATAATCTTTTTCTGCGATCACATCATCATTGGAACCACGCATAAGATTTTGTTTAGTGACATTGATAGAGTTCAGATACTCAAAGGGATTGCTCATCGTCTTCGCGCTCCTCAAATTTTATTTGTATATTCTCCATAAGCTTATAGCATTCATCACACACTTTAAACTCATGTTCGCCAAGCACAATTGTACCACAATCTCCAGTATCAGGGAGAAAATTATCACACACATCAACCTCACATAGAGGGCGTTTTTTCTTAAACATCTTTAAACTTTCCGAAAATTTGTATTGTGTGTCTAAAAATATCCATCATAGGATGTGTAATTTTAGTTACACGATGTAATTGACCTATAGTGTTGATCACGAATAGTCCTTGCTCAGGACATATGGAATGTTTTTGTTGACTATCCACATTCTCAAAATATTCGAAAATACCACCCCAATCAGGATTATAGTGTTCATTTATATAAATGGTACCGGCAAAATCATATCCCCTATCGTTGTGCCAGTTTATGCCAGAATTAGTATCCCATACAAAATGTTGTATATTAGTTCTATCCCAATCTACTTTATTATCAAAATATTTGTCGATATAAAATCCTACTCTGACATTAATTTCAGGAGAAACATTGGTCATATAGACAGATCCATATAGACCAGCTGTTAAGTTGGGTTCCCAGTTGTGCTTATTGATTGTCCAACAATTTTCTTTCCAGAGTTTATTTTTATCTTCTGAAACTTTAAGACAATCTTCCAGTGATAAAAAATTATTAATTAAAATCATGTAAACTCACAATTGGCCATGATCTCAGTAAGACATGCAGTCATATTGATTTCATGATCTGCAACAAATGCAGCCTTATATTGATAATCGGCAAGAATAAGGACCAATTGAGGTATGCTACTTGGCGCCATGAAGTCAGAACACTTGTCATAAAGTCGCCGAAAGATTGTTGTATTGTCTGCATCACTATTCTCTGCCACCCATTTACGAACCGAAGTGAAATCTTTCTGTTTGAGAGATGAGACTAAATTAGTCATCGTCACTTCTTGTAAATTATTTAGGATGCCAGTATCTATGCGTCCTGTAGCAGAATATCGTTGAAGCTCATTAAGAATACGACGATTATCAGGGAAATGCTTCTTCACTACTTCAGCAACAACTGCTTTATCAAACTCTACATTTTCTTGATTAAGAATTGTACATGTTCGTTTGAACATTTGAGCAGCACATTCCATACGTTGATCTTTATCAAGTTTAAACTCGACCACACTACATCGAGAGTGTAGTGGATCAATAATCTTGTTCTTAAAGTTGCATGTAAGAATGAAGCCACAGTTTTTGGAGAACTCTTCCATGAAGTTACGAAGAGCAGGTTGAGTAGAGTTAGGATTAAGGTAATCTGCTTCGTCGAGAATCACATATTTGCGACCGCCTTGGAGAGATACTGAGGATGCAAACGACATGATATCGTTGCGAAGGGTGTCAATATTACCATTCATCGAACCATTGATGACGATGTAGTCGCAGTCAAGTTCTTCGAGCATGGCTTTGGCAATCGTAGTCTTACCAACACCGGCGCTACCGGTCAAGATAAGATTAGGAACATTGCCATCGTTAACAAATTGTTGAAAGGTTTGTTTGAGTTGATCCGGTAGGATAGTATCGGATACGGTACGAGGTCGATATTTCTCGACCCACAAAAAATCATCATTCATAATATAAGTCCTCACGCTTATGGAATATTATACTGTATTCCGAGAGATTTTAACATGTTATATTCAGGTTCGTATCTTTGTCGAAGCTTATCTTTTTCCTCCTCACTCATTGTATCCCAAGAATATTTTTTAACTTGAGTAACATTTTGCAATGATAAGATATCATCGTTTTCAAACGCCTTGTTAAAATCTTCTTGATGAAATTCTTGACGAACAAATTCGTATGAATTCATTTGAGATAAGTTATTATTTAGCCATTGCAATTGATCGATTCCATTTTCAGTTGAAAATATTTCATATCCTTCTTGTAAACTGTAATTCATTACAGAAATATGTCGACTGATCGGATCTCTAATCGAAATGATATGTTTAACTGGTTTAAGATTAAGAAAATCAAGATCTGTTTTGATGTACTTAGAAGTATGTCGGTCGATCGGATCTCTAATCGAAATGATATGTTTCACAGGTTCAAACTTTATTTTGATATTTTTGATATTCGTAATATGATTATAAACGTAGAAATGATTTTTTATAATATAAACCTGGCTGTAGGATGTGTGTTGACGATGCTGTGCATTTGCATAACGATCAGAATTTTCCATCCACTTACGAATAGCAGTGCCACCTGTCTTCATAATATGATGATAATAAATTAACATGATCTAAAAGGTGGAAGCTCCAACATACAGCTAATAAATTCTTTCCATTTCTCTTCCATTTTCTCGCGCTCTTCATAGGCTTCTATCATCTTTTGTTTTTGGTGTTCTGGAAGATTACGAAATTCTTCATATTCCTCTGCAGTCATAAATTGTTTTTTTGGATATGTAACACCTAAAGTTACTTCGTAATATTCATTGCCAGTTATATCTTTGCGCACTGTATAGTCTGGAGACCATTGTACTGCACAACCGGATAAAAGTAAAATAGGAAATAATCTAGTTAGTGCCATATGGGTTAGACAGATAATCTAGGCCTTCCCATAAATCTTCAATTTCTTTCGCCATACGATCAAGCTTTATTTGAATCTTGTCCGCATCTTTCATCATCAACTCGGCTTTCTGGACTAGAGTTTCTGTTTCCGTAATTTGTTTTTCGACTTGAACAACACGCTCTTGAATTGCAATCAATTCGGCCTGTCGTTCTAAAATGGTTTTGAGATTTGTATCGAGACCTGACAATTTACCTTGTAGTTCATCGATGTTGGCATCTTGAATTTGTTGCTGAGCTACAGCTAAGTCGCTTGTAATTGTTTTCTTATCGTCAACCCACACTTCGCGGAAGTCTTCAAATCTTGCATCAATAGTTTCAGACGCAGCAACTGATGCTGCTACTTCGTCTTCTAGAAGTGCGAGACGCGAAAAGAATTCGGAGGCGGCCCAAATACCGCCGCCGATAGTTGAAGCAAAAGAGAACAAAACGGCAATCCAAATACCTTTAAACTTGGTTCCACCAACATCTAACTCAATATCTTCGATTGCCATTTGTCCTCCCACGAGGACTCATGTCCTCAAACGATTGTAACTTCTAACCTTTTTACCTGACATCGAAACTGTCGTCTGTCTTGTTTAACAGTAACAGTTTGTGCAGGAAATTTCTTTTTAACCACAATGAGTTCTTTATCAGGATCGATCTCTTTGTGGCACTGTTCTAATTGCAGCTTCCATGTGTATTTATCTTCTAACACAACTGCAATAATTGTTTCTTCTTTTGGCTCTTCAGCCATTGCAAAGAAAGGCGTTAAGGCTAGTAGCATAATAGCTATCTTTTTCATATTTTTCTCCTTCGTCTCACGACGTAAAAATATTTATATGAAAATTAATCTAACCTTAACAATTCCTTAACAAAATTTTAATTTAGGGTGCCGGCTCAATATAACAAGGCATGTTTGGATCTTCATTCTGATATGGCCAGTAACCACCAGAATCTACTACAAAACAGGTTGTATTTTGATCCTGTGTAGGTCCAGTTGTATAGAAATTACTTTGAGCTCCAGCTTGATTTATAAATTCAGTAGTTTGAATATTAACAGAAATATCTTGTACCAAATATAAAGCAGCTGTTGATGTAAAGTCGACTACAACTGCAGCGTCATAACCTGTAATCCCTTGATTTTGTATACGATCAAGGAATACACTGTCAGCATTCAAAAAGTCTACACCATTCGCATCTGCATTTAATTGAAAACCTTCAATCAAAGCTGGGTCGTTATACACGGCCGCAACAGCTGAGAATTGATCTGCTGCGTCTTGTAATACAGTTAGTGTATTATTGTATGCATCAGTTTGACCAGTAGTCATTAATACATTATTATCAAGAACATATGCTTGCAATTGTTGACCTTGAATTGCATCACCACTCAATTGTACTTGAGCTGCCATGTTATTAATATGTTGAGCCGTAGCAATCGGTGTTACAGCATCGACATATGCGTCTACTGCGTTACCAAATGCGATTTGAGCTGCTGCATATTCTTCACCAAAATATTCTGCGGCTGTCTTTTGAAAGATATCAGCTTGCACTTCCTGAATTGCCTGATTATAGGCTGTTCGTTGTGCTTCAGAAATTAGTGTTGCATCAACTTCCAAATATCCATCAGGAGTTACAGTGCCGCCGGGTACAACTGATTGTATACCTCCCACTCTTCTAATTCCTGCATTAAGTGTCGTTGCAATACTACCTGATGCAGCGACAAGATTATCTACACTATTCCACTGAACTGGTCCTGCTACTGCGGAACCGCTCGCTAACACTAAGCTCATTACCAGTGTTTTTAGTTTGTTCATCGGTTTGTTTTCCTATTCCTAAAACGGTGTCGTAGAAAGTTTTATTATCATCGTAATCAGGAATATATACGTCGGGCTGACTTCTCATTGCTAGCACCGCACGTTTACCAAAAACCATTTTGCCTGCGACTAATATAGGACATGGATTGCCGGAAATAAACATGGCTTTCCAGTTGTCTTCGTTTTGGCACATTCTACTCACCGCTGGGAGAATCATGCCTAGATCTTTGAAGACTTTTGCGTCGCGTCTTCTGTTACATTCTTCATCCTGTTTATACGCACCTCTTGAGACACCTATATCTAGAAGTTGTATTCCAGTTCCTCTGCTTTGTAAGCAGGTATCACTACCAGATGACATCAGGCTTGGAGCAATTGCAGTACCTACAGGTGTAGGAGAACCGGCACCTGCTCCAATATTGGTAGTTGATGTATTATTATTATTCGAATTTTGTTGATTCGAATTCAAATCACCATCCTGTGCATTGCCAGGTACGACATCGCCAGGCAAATTTGGTTCAAATTCACCATCACCTCGCGTATCAATCTGTGCATATGCACTAGAACAAAACAAAAACATAGTCAAGAATATTATAGTTCTCATATAATAATCCTTCATATATTTTATAGTTTATTTTTTTTCTGTCAAGGAGTTATTCCATATATCAAAGAGCGTCTCAATCTTTTCATTTTGTGTTTCGTTTACACCTTGCTCTTTATTGATTAGAATACGAAGATCTTGCATTTGTTTAGTATCGTTTTCGAAATCAACCATTTGTTTCTCAATCGAATGTATTGCAGCGTTTTGCATTAAATCATCAGGTAAGCTACCTAATTCACCACGCGGCCACTTTACACGAAATTCTGAATTCATATTAACTTCTTGTCTCAACAGAATATTTTCGCGTTCGAGTACATCAATACGATTTGTTACCTCAAAGTAGCCGACTACAACACAAACAATTGCAAATCCAATCGCAAGTAAATTACGAATTGGAATAGTGATTGATGAGTCTTCGCTAACTTCTAAATTATTATCCATTTATTTTTTTCCGCTCCATGCTTGGGCGCCAAAGAACGCTGCTACAATACCAGCTACGGCGATGAAATATACACCCGCCATATCACCTAGTATTTTAGCTCCTTGTTCTAACCCACCAACATTGGCGCCGACTACAAGCACAGGATATAATAACATACCCCACAACGAGAACCAAGCCATAGATCGCTGAGCATCGCGCATAGCATCTGCATCTTCGAGTTCCTTTCTGCGAAACTCAAGATACATTGCTTCTTCTTCTTTGCTTACTTTTCCATCACCGTTTGTATCGGCTGGATGAAACTTTTCTTGTTTTACTTCTTCAGACATACTTACTCCTTGCAAATTTAATTACAAAGACATAGTAATGGGGAAACTCAGATCACGTGTTTATTTATAAGACAGAAATTCTATCACACCATTTTTCAGCGGAAACCGTCAAATTATTGTCGGTTTTATTTACATATTCCCATGCTAAACTGTATCGAGTTGAATCAGTCATATTCATACTGCAGCCGTGCACTAGATTTATGTTAAAAAATACAGCATAAGGTGCTTTTAAATTAAGTTCTATTATTTTATAATCTGTAAGTTCTCGCTGGTCGATCCACTGAGCAATTCCTTCCTCATCAATATTATGAGGAAATATACCTCTCAAATGACTACCTTCAACAACACGCAGACATCCGTTTTCTGTTGATGTATTTTGAAGATATACAGCACATGATAATATTTTTTGAGGATCTCCACGAAAAAAATAATTATCTTGATGCATCAAAGTAGAAATTGCTTTTGGCTGCATAGGGAAGAACTTACTGATATAGATATCCATTTCTTCTTCAAATGGCAATAAGCTTTTAGCCTGACGAATCAAAGATGGATGACTGGCCAATTTTCGAAATGCAGGGACGGTCTCACAAGCACCGTGTAATTTGTTTATAGTACCATTTGAGTTGAGCGCCCATTTATATGACGGCTGAATTCTATTAAGAAGAATATGATCACATATATCGAGATAATATTCGTGTTCTTCTGGTGTCAAAAAATTTGTTAAGAGAGTCCAACCCTTAATGTCAAACTTGCTCTTAATCAAATCCATTAAAACTGTTCTTCTTCTGTGGAACCTTTGAGTGCAGCCGTTGACGAAGAACCAAGCACGTTAGATATTGCATCAAAGTATCCGACTCCAACTTCTTGTTGGTGTTTGGTTGAAGTATATCCAAAGATTTCACTGTTAAACTCATCTTCTTGCAATAATGAATAGGCAAACATACCATCTTCTTTATATCGTCGAGCGAAGTCAAAAACAGCATAGTTTGTTGCATGAAAGCCAGCTAATGTAATAAACTGAAACTTAAATCCTAACTTACCTAACTCACGTTGAAACTCTGCAAGTTCTTGATCATTTGGAATTGCTTTCTTCCAATTAAAAGAAGGCGAACAATTATATGCTAGCATTTGATCAGGATATGCGCCACGTACGCCGTCAGCAAATCTTTTTGCTTCCTTAAGACAAGGCTTCGAGGTTTCACACCATATCAGGTCAGCGTACTCTGCATATCTCTGACCTCGTTCTATACAAAAATCTAAACCGCCATTAATTTCAAAGAAACCTTCTGATGTACGAGATCGCATTGTAGCGGATCCTTGACCACCATATCTCTTGATATATTTGTTATCCATTGCATCTACGTCAGATGAAAGGAGTTTAGCAGATTCTGCATCTGTTCTGGCAATGATGACTGTGTCAGTACCAGCCACATCAGAAGCAAGTCGAGCGGCGTTAAGATTACGAACAGCACTGCTAGTCGGAATAAGTACTTTACCACCGAGGTGTCCGCATTTCTTTTCAGAAGCGAGCTGATCTTCGAAATGCACAGCTGCAGCACCGGCTTCAATGAGATTTCGTGCCAGTTCATATGCGTTTAGTACTCCTCCAAATCCAGCTTCTGCATCTGCGATAATAGGTGCAAAATCAAAACCATCTCCACCATTTAATACATCAATTTGATCTTGTCGCCTAAACGCATTATTAATATTTCGAACAACATCAGGTACAGAGTTTACAGGATACAAGGATTGATCCGGATATACTTCGCCGGCCGAGTTCTGAGATGCTGCTACCTGCCAACCAGAACAATAGATTGCTTTTAATCCTGCCTTGACATGTTGTACAGCTTGTTGCCCATTGTATGCACCAAATGTGTTAATATATTCGTTTTCTTCGAATAGTTGTCTCAGCTTCCTTGCTCCAAGCCTCGCGAGTGTATGATCAATTTGTACTGATCCTCGTAGCTTATCTACTGCCTCCGGTTTGTAACTCCTTTTCGTACCCATGGTACACTCCTTAATCTACAAGGATAATAGATCCTTTAATAGGCCAATCGTGACCTTGTCTATCCTGTACGAATTCATCTGGTACAGGTTCAGTTAGTTTAATGAAATATCGCGTTCCAGTTGATGACACGTACTCAGATTCAACTGATCCTGTTACTTCTATTCCTTGCCACATATACATAATATTTCCTTAATTTGGCTCCACGACCTGGGATCGAACCAGGGACCCAGTGATTAACAGTCACTTGCTCTGCCTGCTGAGCTATCGTGGAATTAACTTTCATTATCTAAAAATGGATATATGCAACCGCAAATGCCTACTAATAAAAAGAGCAATATACCTAGCATTTCCATAATTTACTCCAATTTGGTGCCGCCACCAAGAATCGAACTCGGGACCTACTGATTACAAATCAGTTGCTCTACCTGCTGAGCTATAGCGGCAATCTGTTTAGTCGAATGTTGAGTTGGATTCAATTGAGATCCAGTATTCAACGTCGTCTGAAGCGAAGTGTGAGATGCCACGCGATGACAAACTTACACGATAATTATCTGGTAAGATCTTGACATTTTCTGTCTTGAATACTGCGGTGAATGTTCGATCAGTCTCACCAACTTCAATATCATATTTGTCTGAACTTGGATTCTTAGTATCAGTGGCTCGTAAAATAATACGACCATCTTCACCAGCAACCACCAACTCAGGAAATGACATTACACCAAGAGCTTTCATAATTTCGGCGAAGTTTTCTTGATTGAGTTCAAATGATACATCAGCGTCACCAATATCGATATCTTTGTTAGGTGGTGCAACAATAGTGTTAGGATCTGCAAAGGTGTAATTTACCTTACGACCCGGTGATGTAATCACTACAGTACGATCTTCAAGTTGAAAGTCCGGATCTGCAAACAAAGATGATACACCAAGAAATCTAGACAAATCATAGATTGCAAAGTCCTGAGGAATATTATCCTCGAGATTTGCTTTTGCCATGATAGTCTTATTAGGCGAGATTGTTTTCAACGCATTACCTTCGCGAAATTGAATCGAAGGATTAATTGTTGAGAAGTTTTTCAAGACCTGTACAGATCGAGCATTAAGTTTCATAGTATAGTTTCCTATTTTTTCTTTTCACCAAGTTTAGAGGGATCAGCTGTAGCCGCTGCACCAATAGATGCAATAGCTGCCAATGAACCACCAAATACGTATGCGCCCATATGTTTGAGTTCCATCCAAGGACACATGAATACTTTCATACCAGCACGTCTTACATTATAACAAAACATGTAATCTTCGGACAGGTATCTATTCGAATATGACTTTTGATCGATGCCATTTTTCTTATCTTCAATAAAGTTGATGACATCTCTATTTTTTGCATTTGGATTCTTTTTAAAGAATGCTTTGATTTCAGGTACAAGATTTTGTGACTTATCATCAATGAGAGCATCGAAGTATGCCATGATCTCAGTACTTCCATCAAAGTTTGCTGTTCGAACATGATCAGGACGATACATGAATTGAGGATATGTTTCTTTATATTTTTCAAAGGTTGACTTCTTGATCATCATGAAGCCTGTACCACCCTCAGCTACTTCTGCAGGTTGAGTTAGTTTAATATAATTTTCACCATTTTTTTGTCTAATAGGATTGAAGACATAATCACCAACAAAGTTTTCTAGAACATTTGGATTCTCATCAGCTACACCTTGTTTTACTGCTTCACTAATTTTTTCCCACGCAATTGTTTTCTTCGGATAAGGAGCACAGCATACATCCATCTCAGGATATTGATGCATCATTCCTAATAGAGATACTACATCATGTGCCTTAAAATGAATATCTGAATCAATGAACATAAGATGTGTACAATCAGATCGCATAAATTCATCTACACAATAATTACGTGCTCGTGTAACTAACGATTCATTGAATAGAAAATAAAATTGTAATGGAATGCCATATCGCTGACATGTTGTTGTCAATTCAGCCAACGATCTAGCATACATTCCAGAACATTGTGCACCATACATTGGTGTCGCCAAAAAGATTTTATATTTTTGTAACTCTTGTACTGGAATATTAAGTTCCATAGTTTAACCTCACTAAAAGTTCTATTCTACACTGTTTTAAAATATTTGTACACTATAAAAATGCATCTAGTGTAGATACTTCTCTATCTAAAATTTCTAATTTTTTTGATGTATTATGTTGTAATGATACGCGCGCGTCAATCAATTCTCGTTCTCCATTTAATACAGCTTTTACTTCGGTTGCCATATCAGCTGCAGTTTGAAACGGAACATTCTGACATATATGATTGAAGCTACCTTTCGGATTAAGAAGCTGATAGTCACTTGGCATACCCATAATTGTCATCGCCTCTCTAAAGGTTATATATCGATCTTCATGAGGATGAGTTAGCATTTGTGGATAGTGACCTACAAAAGATCCAATATGACCTTTAGGCAACAAAGTACCTCTGCGCATAATATTACCACCAGATTCTAGCTTATCATACATTCGCAATGCACGCTGTGATTCACGATGATATTGACGTTCCTCTAACCATTTAGCAACGCGAGCGTAATCATGCTTATGAGACTCAATAAGGCTATAGACGTCCAAGTAATTCGGTGTTTTAGGATCAGTGATATCGATAAGGTCAAAGTGGTCGCGATGGCTAATACCGCCATGAATCTCCTCCAAAATATATTTGTAAAATGGATTGTCGGTTGGTTTGTTTCGATTTATGCATTCGGACATCGGATCATTAGGATCGCGCTCGACGGAGAGGATAAGGTCCTCGATAGTTTGCATTTCTCTTCGATAGTAGTCAAATACCGGAACTTGTGTACCTTTCCAAAAGAAGTAGAATGTTCGCTCGCGCGTTTGTGGTATACCGTGTAACAGACTTTTCGTTTTATACATCGACATGACATAGCCATTCTCCTTACCAATTTGAATCAATTGGTTTCGAATAGGTTCACCGATTTTACCCGTAAAAGTTGGGGCATTCTCTCCCCAAAATACAAGAGGCTTGATCTCGCCAAGAACATACTTAGCCGTTTCAATCATCCAGCGATTGTTTTTGTTGTCCTCTCCATAACGCGTACTGAACAATGACAAGCCAGCACAAGGACATACACTGGACACTACGTCTACTGAGTGCGGATGGCGATCTCCTTCATCTAGAACGTAGTACGGTACCTCATGATTCCAATAATTTAGTAGATGTTCTTCATTTGCCTGAAAAGCATTATAAGATAAGATATAATCTGGTCGATGACCAAAGACTTGCTCAGAGGCAAGTACTTCACCTCCGATCAGTGGTATAATAGTTGCATGCTTCATTACGAAAAGAAATCCTCAAGCGTTAATTGTTCACGTTCTGCTGTAGGTATATATTCAATATACGGAGCATGACTCCACTCATATCCTTGCCAATGTGGATACCAGCGTCTAGATAAGTGCACCGACTGTGGTTTCTCCATGTATTCAAAACCAAGTTCGCCTTTTGAATTAATCATTTCGCCAATCCATTCATATATCTGAACTTCATCAGTACAACGCTTCATTACTTCATTTTTAAACAACTTACGAATATCATTTCTCTCTTGGCGCGAGCCATAAAATGGAGTGCCTTTATACCAACCAGTTTTTGGAATCGATCGTGATTCGTCTTCGATAGGCAAGAGTTCATAGATCTTGACACGGCAACTATATTTTTGTGATATGGCATGTGCTTGTTCCATATAACGAGCAACAAGTTGTTTAGTAGCAAGAATTGGATCATCTTGTCTACAAAGATGATGACGAACATCAATGTTGCCAAAATAAAATTCTAGATCAGTAAAACATCTATCTTTCGGAATAAAAGATTCAAGACCTTCTTTTAATGCGCCGTGTAGTGTTTTAAATGGCACTGATAGATTTGACCAGCCTGGTCGGTACATACAAATGGCATGGCTGTCACCAATTGCCATGCGAGGATAATGTCGTAGATCATTAGGATTGATTGTCACTGCAGTTTCACACATGCGCTTCAGATTATCCCAATCAATGCCATCCCATAAAGTATTCCATTCTTGTCCTTTCTCTCTGGCTTTATCAAACTTTTCTTTCATGATACCATAATAGTCAGGCATGTCGACCACAAGGCTATACACACGGCCGTCGAAACGAGAGAAATTGACAAAATTCTCAATATATGGGAAGTTTTTGAGGCCGCCAAAGAGATTAACGTTACCAGACCAATCATTACCATGATACACATAAAGATCATCGAAATCACAAAAATCGGAGACATACTGATCACCTGTCATGTTTACTTTAATTGTACCAATATTGGCCTCAGAAAGTTGATCTGCATATATTACACCTTGAGCAGCACGATGGCTGGTCATTTGGCGTGAAATAGTAATAAACGGTGTAGCTACTAAACCACTACGCAACATCTTTTTTCTCCCAATCGCGATATGAATCTATTCTATCATATATGTTATGGTCTTGTAAACTAGGTTCAGTACCAACATTCCAAAACAGAATATCCCGACCCGTGTTTTTTGGAATGTACTTCCAGACTTTTCCATCGTACGTATCAATCGAAGGAAATGGAGGTAAATTTTGTTTCTTTTCAGATGCTGTAAAAGCGAGTGGTTCTGATATGACATCTGCTCTTCCTAATTCTCCGGCTTTAAGATTCCTCGCCACTGCGATACTCGTAAACTTAGCTCTTGGCCACGCGATTTGCAATGCCCTACTAAGTACACCTGTCGATGTAGCCACATATACTTCTTCAGGTTCTGGTATTTGTATAGCAGTGTGTACTATAGCTGCAGTCGCCAATTCATGTCTAAGTCCGAGTGGGACAAAAAAGTATCCGTGTTTCTCTGCATATTCTTTAGCTGCTTTGTTTAAATTTGGCATAGCGGCGATACGTTTAAAGATAGGTTTAGCGCCACGTTCAATGCAGCATGCCTGATGTAAAGAGACGCGCTGAGACGATGGCATGAATAGTATTACGTCTTTATTATATCGTTTTGCACAGTCCAATATGGAAACTCCGGCGAGTCCGGTGCGAGGTTGACAGTATACAATTGTGTCTGAGGGGCATCGACTTGCAAGGAGATCTCCAGCTCTCGCTTTTGTCCCCACGATAAGGTCATCTCGTACGACTCGAATGCCATCGTGTTCTCGTACAACCGGTTCGGGGTTGTACGGTTCCCATCCTTCGCACAAAGATAGATAATATTCTCTTGCTGCTTCATAGCCAAAAACTCCTACGTCTTTATTAACGCCATCGATTACATGATTATTGTGTGACACGATCGTACCTATTTGTTTTTAGTGACCAATTGTCTGGATACACCCAGTTATATGGTATCATTTTTGTCTGTTTTTTGGAACCAAGTTTCATCGACATAAATTTATAATGCATACACAATTTGTCTTCTAAGTTGAGATACTGATGTGTATGAATCGGATTGCTAGGATGATTCTTTAGATAGTCCATGTGTTGGACCTGCATCTCTGCCCACTTATTCATTGGTACGTATTCACCATTCTCATCGATCTCATACTTTGATTTTGACATGAGATGTGGACAGTCAAAGATTTGTGATAGACCATCGAAGTATCCCGTTCCGCCATGTAAGAATGAGTCAGGATCAACCCATTCAGGATGACTCATTGCAACATGGCGTGCTGCATTCTTTGACGGATACATGGCATTACGAAAACCAAAATCGCGTACCATGATGATATTCATCTTCTTGGCGAACTCCATCATCGTCATTGGTCGTCTCATGCCATCAAACATCGCATCTAGTTCAATTGCTACACGAGCTGGTGTTTCAATCAACCAATCTTTGACTTTGGTATCTTTTGGATAATAGATCTGAAAGAGATCAGAACGTGCATGCCGATAATTCGAGAACCGTACCTTCATGCCATCATAGCCATGATCTTTCCATGCTCTAAATGTTTGCCAATGCTCGTTGCTAAAAGAAAACAGGACACATCCTTCGATTAATTTGGCACGATCTTTTAATTGTGCCATTTCCTCGACAAACGGGCACTCATGCCAGTGCAAACGATGTGAGAACTGTTGATAGTTATTCTTGAGCAGGAAGTCTTTACGCTCGTCATAGGCACGACAAAACTCGAAGAACTTATTCGTTCGAGCTTCTTGGCACCAGTCTTTTAGCCACGATGATGTTGGTTTGCCGTTTTTGTAATCTACTTCAGCGATATTATTGTATTGAATATCATTATCATGTTCACCTAGAAAGTGAGTCAGCGTCATTTTTTCTTGCCTCATGATATTCTTTACATACTGTCTCAAAGGATTCCCACATCTCATTGAACTTCAATTCATACAGTTCTTTGATAGCAAAATACTTGTTCATCAGCGCATCACAAACTTTTGGATCAATGCCTTCCCATTCTGGACTATCAACAAAATGTTTTGTCACCAAATCAATGTCTTCAGTTACTTTCCAACAATCTAAGATCTGTTGTTCTAAATCAAAAATTTTCATTGTATCGGAGCCTCGCATTTACATTATGTTGATACTCTTCAGCAGTCATATTGTAAATGCGAGGCTCC